TCACCACCGACACCTTTAGACGGATCAACTGTCATTACATAGTTTCTGCCTCTTTCAGGCGCATCAAAAACATCTAATCCTTCTCTTGTATATTCAATAACACTTGGAGTTAGTTTAGATAAAGTATCAGGCGGTATCAAAGTTAAACTAGAACCTAAGAAAGAACATAATACTTCTTGATTAAACTTTAGTTCACCTAATTGTCTACGTTGTTCTGAAGCCCAAGTTTCATCTCTTCCAGGAATATCTGTATATGGAATGAATAATGGTACAAAATCATTATGTCCTTTTTCAGCATCAGTCCAAAACTTCCAAAAATGGTTATAACCCAATGGAGTAGAACTCAATAATATCTTAGTTGTTTTACCAGATGATATAGTAGGAAATGTTGAAGTGAAGAAAGCTTCTGCAACTGTGTTTGGAATAAATGCTGTTTCATCGATGTATAACATATTAACTGTTTTACCTCGAATACCTGCGCCAGTAGTAGCTGCAGTAAACACCTTAGACATATTTTCTAATTCAATATCACCTTTATTCCAGGTTTTAACACCTTGTTGTAACCAAGGAGGCAATAATTCAAACATCATTTGGTATCTAGACATTACCTCTCTAGCGGCAGACGCTTTATTAGCAAGAATAGCAACATTCTTTGCATCATGGAAATTAGTATACCAAAGAATATATGCGGCAGAAGTTTGCGTCTTTCCCTGTTGTCTGCCTTCCATGAGAATAACTTTTCTATTCTCATGGATAATCTTTATTTTATTCTTTTGACAATCATATAGTTTGAATGGTATAATACCATAATCAACATGGATAATATGACAATAAGTATCAATAAAATAAATGGGATCATTTTTACATTTAATATACTCTTGTATTTGCTCCTGAGTATACTGAACAGGCACATTCGCTGCTTTTAATTGAGGATTGCTGTTATATGTTAATGCAGCCATAATAAAAATTTAAATTTAAAAATGTTCTAGCCATGATTCTGATGTAATACTACCATCAGCAGGATCACCAATAGCAGTATAATTACTAAGTGGTTGTTGAGTAATAATATCATTAATATTTGCATTAACAGTAGTAATGATACCACTTGTAGAAGTATTACCAAAAAGATTTAATTTTAATGTAAAAGTTAATGTATGTGTTACAAATCTTCTAGTAGTAAAATCTCCATCATAATCATCTTGAACAGAAATACTATTTAAAATAATAGGAATATCTTGAACCACATTCATTTCAGGAACAGCATTAATTGATAATGTATATTCAGGAGTAAAGGTGGGTAAAATTTGTTCTATTATTTGTAATGCATCTTCTTGAGTTTTTGTCAAAATATATAAAGAAATATCAAGATTATATGGTACTGGTGAATTCAGAGTATTTAAAGAACTTATACCATCTCCACATTTTATTTGTTGCATTCTATTTGTTTTTCTTACTGAATCATAAGAATACCCAGTAATTTCAAAGGATATTCTAGGCAATGATGTATAAGTATGATTTTCAAGAGTAGGATCAGAATCTATTCTTACTATCCATTTTTCCTTTGGTGCATAACCTATAGGTACTTTTAAAGTTTGAACTGTTGTTCCATTAACAGAACCACCTTCTTTTCTTTCTATTTTTATATTAGAAAAAAGACTACCAAATCCTACAATAGTTTTTCTTATAATTCCGTGATAAAATGGAGTTTCGTACATTAAATATCTCCGAACGGATTATTAGTATCAAATACAATAGTAGAGGCTTCATCTAAAAATGAATTATTATCTCCATATGAATCTACTTTATCAATATCTACTGAAATAGTGGCTTCAATAAGTGCACCTACTCCATTTCCAATTATTTCAACATATGGTATAGATTTGTATCCTGTACCAGGATTGGTGATAATAATATCAACAATTTTTCCTGCGTTACTACCAGTGCCTATAACTGCTTCTGCTGTAGCACCATATCCAGAAGAATTTGTAAATTCTACCGTAGCAGTTGAATATCCAGATCCAACATTTGTAATATTAATTGCAGATACCCGTCCATAAATACTATCCGTAACATCAGTTGAAAATGTCTTTAGTGATTCAAATACATCAATATCATCATGTCCAGTATCAATTCTTTCAGAAGCATATTGAAACAATTCTACTTGAAGTTTATAGACATATAGTTTGCCTAATTGGTAGAAAGGATCTTGATGTTGGACAAATTTGATTTCAAATAAGCCTTTTGATAAAGGAAAGTAAATCAAATCTCCTTCATTTGGTCTAGTAGGTACGGTTGTTACCCCATATCTACCTACAAATTGTTCCCATCTTCTACGAGCAACAACAAGAGTTGCTGATTGTTCTACCATTAATCCAAACTTTTGAATCATGAATCCTTGACCAGCAAATGAATCAATGTTTTCAAAATACATTTCAATAGGAAATGCAGTTTTGAATTGGGATAATCTATCTTCTCCTAAAATATTATCTTTTGCGACTAATGTTCTAGGGATATACATCACTTCATTTCCATACATACGAAGTGATTCAATGATCAGATCTTCTACAAGATACTGTTCATTTTTTATACCGTGTGTAAAATATACATTAGTAGTTGTCATGATTTATCCCATGAACCAACTTAGTGGAGCAGATTTTGTCATTAAGTCATCTTCTAAATCTTTAATTTCATCAATGGCTTCTCTATATAAAGAATCGCCATCTAATGTGACACCACCTGGTAATTGTATACCAGAAAACTTTTTGATATTTGTTGCCCACATCTTTTTAAATAATGCAGTAGTATAATGTTTCAACCATAATTCTCCCCATATTCTAGGAGCATTGGCAGGATCTATTGCTCCATATCCATCAACCATAAAGTATTGACCAATATGAGTATCTACTTGCCATTTAATATCAAGATATAATTTATTTGTGAATCTATTAAATCGGATATCAGGTTTTGCATTAAGTTCAAAATCCAGCATTGATAAATGACTCATAACTGTTTTATAATAAATCATTGATGTTGAGGTTACATCATACAAATCATGCAAACGTAATTGATATTGCAAGTCAAACATATTCTTAGATGAAGATGCTTGAGCCATAGGAACAACTCTAGTTACACCATACATCAAATCGGGTAATGTAATATACCTATTATCATATACACCTTTAACAACTGGAGTTGTTGAACTTAAAGTAGCAGAAACTGTATCATTTGAAATAGTTTCACCAGCAAGAAAATCTCCGGTTATATTAACAACAAGAAGGACATTTCCTGTAGATGTTCTTGATTCTAATCTAGTACCTTCATCTATTGTTACAAAAGCAACTGCTCCAGATGTTAATCCAGATACTTTTGAACCATCTTCAAAAGACTCAGCATTATTAGTTGTAAGATTTAATACAGAAGCAGTAATCATATATTTGGCATATACTTGTTCAATACCTTCTGGATGATATAATCTCCAATATTCAAGTGCCTCATCAATACGATCTTCCAATTGATCATCATCAACATTTATCTCAAGCACAGGTGCTCCTAGTGCTCTCAATGCATATTGTTTGAGTCCTTCTCTGCTTGTTATTGCCATCTTACTATTCCAATAATTAGTTTTATATACTATTTATATTATTTCCATTTTGGACCATCAAACCAACATGCAAGACTATATCTAGTGCCTTTTGTTACTGCAGTTGCTCTATGTTCTAAGAATGACGGAAAAAATGTTACAGTTCCTTGAGTTCGAATATCATTAAAATTAGGATATTCTTCTAAATTAAATAATTCAAAATCACCGCCATCATATTCTAATGGATCAGTCAATTGTATTATAGCAGTTAATTTTCTATGATATATAGGATCATTATTCATCCAAAATACATCATGATGTCTTTTATATTCACCTTGATATGATGCATCATATTCCGCTAATTGAATATATGACAATTTAGAAAGATGAAAATTAAACCATAAATCATTACATTCTAATGCAGTATTCATCAATTTATCAAATAACCAAGTAAATGCAGGATTATCTTTTTGTATGAATCTAATTTTACTTTTTCTAATATCAGAATTATTAGAACTACCATCAACTCCCAATTTAGCATTTTCTGCCGGAATTTTTAGTCCTTCTTGTAATATAAAATCACATTGTTCTTTACTAAAATAGTTTTTATAGTAACACCATTCACCCTTCATTAATTCCCCATTTTATATTTAACCATACTCTTTCATGTATATAGTAGTCCACACTTAATAGAATATGCAGTAATGTTGCAAATCCAGTACTCTTTCCTATATCACCAATAAAAATATAAGTCCATAATATTGTGAATACCCAGGCAGTTATTCTATAAGTCAGCATTCTTACTATAGTTCTTCTATGAGTCTCCATAGATAGTTTCCTTCAAGAATTCATAATGTGTAGGTAATTGATTTACTATTTCAACTGTTTTTGCTCTATGTTTTAACCAAGTATCCCAAGTATCATATACGTCATTTAATCTACCAAATTCTCCTAATATAAACTTAACTCTACTTTCATCAACTACATTTTGTCCCATTCCTGCAAAAATATAAGATATACCTCCAACATCATTGCTCATAACTCTAGACCTATGTTTTCTATATGAAATTTCATTATAAGCATTCAATACACTAGCCTTAAATTCTGTTAGATTTGTAGAGTATGTAGTTTCTTCAGAAACATGGTTCCAATATGGAGTATCATTTCTCATTGATAAAGCATAATGTTGACTTATAAATTCTTTAAATCCAAATATCTGTTCTCTAAATGCATAATTGAAACAATCAATATCAAATTTAGTTACTCTACCATTTCTAGTTTTTAAAAGGTTTACGACTTTTATAATACACTCGTGAGTCAACATTAATCCAGTAGATTCTAATGGTTCAATAAAACCATTTGAAAGTCCTATACCTATAACATTCTTTTCCCAGGTGCGCTCGTGTACACCATGTTTAATTTTGATATGGCGAACTTCCATCTCATCAACTCTTACATCATCCTGACATATCATTCTATTAGATTTTAAATGGTTTCTAAATTGTTCTTCTGCTTCTTCTTCGGTTGCAAATTTACTCGAATAGACATATCCAGTACCAATTCTGTCCCAGAGAGGAATATTCCATACCCAACCAGATTCTATAGCAGTACAACTAGTGACACACTCCATTTCTTTATCTTTATCGACATATGGAATTATACCTGCAACTGCTCTGTCATTATGTAAAGTATCATGAAAAGAGATAAATGGTACTTTTAATTTATCTTCAAGTAAAAATGATTTAAATCCTGTACAATCAATAAACAAATCAGCAGTTAATATACCATTATTTTCAGATATAATATGTTCAATATTGCCTTGAGAATCAAGCGTGGCATCTATTACATTATCAAAAATATGGGTCATTCCTGTAGGAAGACATACATAATCTCTAAGATAGTTGCCAAATAATGTTGCATCCATATGATATGCTGTATCACTATTAAAATTAAATCCACGTATTAAATGATTTTCATTCTTAGTCATTTTATTTGCATCAGTCATAATAACTGAACTATGAAAAAACTCTGCAAATGTATATGGGTCTAATTCTGGATTTAAAGCCTTAATACTAAACCACGACATTAAACCACCTGACTTATCTGTAAAGTCATACATACCAAAAGGATAATGGAATACATGTGGTTCTTTACTTGGGGTTTCTCTAAAATCTAAAAACTTAATTGAAGTTTTATAAGTAGCATTGCAATGTTTCATCCAATCTTCATCTTTAAGTCCAAGATACAGTAAGAATTCATTTATTTGACCTATAGTAGATTCTCCTACTCCTATTGTAGGAATATTAGGAGATTCAATTAATGTCAAGTTGACAGATGGCAGTTGTTTTGATATAGCAGCAGCCGTCATCCAACCAGAACTACCGCCGCCCACTATCACTATATTCTCAATTTTATTTTTCAAAATGTTTTCCTAAATTGCAAAGCAGAATCTATATCTTGTATACCAAATGTTCTTTCGCATTCATGACAATCCCAACATTGATTTTTACATGTACTTAATATCTTTTCTAATCTTTTACCTTTATCGGTAGACCATATTCCATTGTAACCTTTATATGATGATTTATAATCATTTTTAGTGAATCTAGTATCAATCCATCCTGGGATCCAATCATGTACAGGTATTAGATTATTTTCTATAATATCATTATAATCATCAGCATACACAGTATCAATAACAAACGTACTTTGTTGGTCTATTTTTTGTGTTTTAAGGAACCAAACTGCTTTTACATTTTTGATATCTTTTGCAAGAAAAGGCGCATGTGTTAATCTACCAGAAAACTTAAATATATCTACTAAGTCTAAGAATTGATTAATTGTGTCAGCATCAGAAGCAACTAAGTCAATACCAACTCTAGGTAAAGATTTAAATTCTTCAGAACCTCTCCACCCATTACAAGATAGATTGGCAGGAGCACCAAAATATTCTGTACTAATAACTTCTCCAACAGAATCATGTTCTTTTTTGAACGGGCAACTGTATACACAAGATTCCGCAATCAGTAATGAAGTTAATAATTTCTTTTTTGGGTTTTTAGCATTTAGATAATCTTGTGCTTTTTTAATTTTTCTTAGTTCTTTAATATTTCTATTAAGACTTCTATCTAATAAAATTGTATTATAACCAAGATAGGCATAATCTATAAATTGTTGTGCATCGGATACAATCTGATTAACGGTACTTTTCCAACGCATTTCGGGACATCTAATTTGTAACTCGCCTGTTCTAAGTATATGCTCAGAACTCATTGTACACGAACGAAGCCCTCTATCATAATATGAACCAATCCATTCAACAAATTGTGTTCTAATTTCATGATTAAAAATTACTTCATGCGGCACTTCTACGGTATTGAATGTAAGTGATATTTCAACACCTAATTCTTCCTGTATTCTGAATAGATAATCAATATGAGTGTCTGTAGCCTCAACACCCATAGGGTTACCGCATCTTTTATCTATTCCATTATACGTATAATAAAAATATTTACCAAAATAAATGTCATGAATATTATTTAGAAATTTAGGTGATGCATTTTTAAACATTGTATAATACGCATCACCATATTCTTCTGTTAATCTATCCCAGTGCGCAGTTGAAAATCTCTTTGTGTATTTTTGCATATAATATATTCATAATAAATTGTTGGTATACTATATATTCTGATTTTCTACAAGGGCAATATTCCAAGCCAATACTACTGCAGGATCATCCTTAGGAATATTAGCTTTAACTTCAGTAATATGAGTAGCCCACGGACCATCAGCTGATATTGAGCCTGTCGCTTGTAGTTCTTTATATAACATGTCAAGTTGATTGCCTATTTCAGTATAAGCAATTCCTCTTGCGACCTTATATGCATTTTCAGCAAAACCGGGAGATGTTAATATGTCAAATGCTTTGAATTCTCCTGTATCTGGATTGTAAGTGTGTGAACTAATTACATCATCAGGACAATCTATCCATGTAAATGACGGTGATACTTCAAATTCTTGTCCTACTTCCACAACTTCACAAACTCTGCCTATTTCCGCCTCGTGTAATAACGCTCTTTTCATTTTATTTGTACTCCCATACAACTACTAAACCTGCCTTTCCTGAATTACCAGGGAAATTTTGATCTGTTGATCCGCCACATCCACCACTTCCTGGTGCAGCCGCTCTTTCCCCACCTGGATTTTGATGTCTTCCTGTTAAATTGCTACCCCCACCCCAATAACTTGGGCCACCCTTGCCTATAGCACCATTACCCAAACTATTTCCGTGGCCTGTTCCCATGCCACCGTATAGATTTATATCGCCGCCTGATCCAATTCCTCCGTGGCCGCCTGTGTGAGTATAATTAAGATTAGATCCATATCCCCCGGACGCCGAACAATATGACCCAAATGAACTAGCACCACCAGAGATTCCTGAAGAATATGTAGTAACTGCTCCACCGCCGCCAACTGTGACGGCAACTGTAGAAACTTGTGTGACATCTATTCTCATTTCAGAAAACCCACCGCCACCGCCTGATTCACAATATGATGTACCTCCTCCACCGCCGCCAACCACCTTTACAACAACATTTGTGCAGCCAGAAGGTTTAGTCCAAGTTCCAGTAGCGGCAAATGTTGAAATTGAAAGCAACTTACCAGTATCAGTAGTTGATGTAAATGGTGCCACTTGAACAGAGCCATCACTATAAGTAACGCCTAACGCAGCATAATTTGACGCAATCTCCGCCTGAGTTAGTGTTCTATTGTAGATCGATACATTTGCAATAGCGCCTTTGAATAACCTATCAGTATTAAACCCACCACCAATAGTAACTGTAGGCATTTGTGTTGCCCAATAAGTATTAGAAATTGATGCTTTTTGTACACCATTTACATAACTTATCGCAGTATTGGTCGCTGTATTCCATGTCACTGTTAAGTAATACCAAGAATTAGGATTAAAGCCAGCATCTAATATATATAACCCACTTGCTGTTCCAGCATCATTGCCTACAACAATACCAATCGAACCTGCGGTAGTTTGTTCAAATCGAATGCCAAAATTATTAGCAGTGCCATTGTAGTGTGTATGGAATGGGTTTCTGTAGTTCTCTACTGCGGTAGAATTCAATAAAAAAGATATTGTTCCGTTAGTTGGAAACACACCAAAGTTTCCCAATGAAACATAATTAGTTCCATTAAAAACAAATGAATTGTTAGAAAATGTTGGCGATCCAACTAATGTGCCATTTCTACCATTTCCACTTAAATCCGACCATGTAGTTCCAGATCCAGGATACGTAGAAGCATCCAAATAACACATTAAGTTGGTTGTATTCCAAGTTCCGCCTAGTGTGATTGCCATATTAAAATTCCTTACTTATATGCATAAACAATAACCAACCCTGATTCTCCATTGGAAATACCTGCTGCACCTGCGCCATCATTTGTTCTACCTCCTGGACCACCTGTACCTGGAGAACCACTATATAATTTAGTGCTAGTAGTACTTCTATTGACAGTGCCACTAGACCCAAAAAAAGAACCTCCGCCTTGTCCTCCTGGAAAATGATTTCCGCCATTAGTATGTCCAGTTCCAACGCCACCATAAAGATTTATACCACCACTAGAACCTACGCCAGCATTACCACCGCAGTGACTTCCTCCTGTATTTGCACCACCGCCGCCAGTAGCAGAACAATAGGCTCCAAATGAACTGGTGCCTCCAGAGGCACCTGCTGCATAATAGGCAACTGAAGCCCCACCGCCGCCAACTGTGACGGCAACACTAGCAACTGCGGTTACATCAATAACCTTTTCTGTGTAACCTCCTCCGCCTCCAGACTCGCAATATCCTGCCGCGCCGCCGCCGCCGCCAACCATTTTAACTAAGACGGAAGTACAGCCAGAAGGTTTAGTCCATGTACCAGTAGCAGTAAATGAAGTGATGTTAATGATTCCCCCAGTTTCAACTGAAGAATCATACTTCGTTGCTTGGCTAGAAGAATTATTAAAAGTGACCCCAGATGAATCTAATGTAATTGCCATATTTAGTTCCTATGAATATGAATAAACAACAACTAAACCACCTCCGCCGGCGCCGCCTACCCAAGCCTGCATAGCCCCACCTGTTCCTCCGCACCCAGGAGAAGTGTATCCCACGGCAGAATTTTGAGAGTGTGATGCTCTTCTTGGTCCTCCCCAATAACTTGAACCACCAGTTCCAACTGCTTCTCTACCTCCTGTATTGCCATGGCCAGTTCCACAACCACCTAGAAAATTGACATCACCACTAGAACCTACTCCGCCATGACCACCTGTATGACCAGCGTGTTGATTTGCCCCATACCCACCTGTTGCAGAGCAGTAAGAACCAAATGAACTGGTGCCTCCTTGAGTTGCAGCCGCATAATATGTTACAGCAGCTGCACCTCCGCCAACTGTGACGGCAACAGTAGATACTGAAGTTACATCAATTACCTTTTCACTATATCCACCTCCGCCTCCAGACTCGCAATATGATGCTCCGCCGCCGCCTGCGCCAGTTACCTTTACAATTACTTTTCTACATCCAGAAGGTTTAGTCCATGTACCAGAAGCGGTAAAGGTCTGAGTTGCAAGTAATTTTCCGGTATCGGTGGTAGCATCATAAGCAGAACCTTGAACTGAGCCATCAGAAAGGGTTATGCCTTGTGTAAGATATGCTAAGTTTTGTTGAATCTCCGCCACTGACAAGACCCTGTTGTATGCCATAACATACCCGCATTGACTACCTGATTGTTCTGACAATACTCCAGATTGAGACCATGCTCCAATTGTAATTCCATTAGGACCAGCGGTTCCTCCTGTCCCAGAAGCAATTTGAGTTCCATTTTCATACAACTTATAATCGTTCGTAGTGCCTGTCGCAGCCCAATGTCTATAAACAGTATCAAATGATCCAATTGATGGTGTTACCCACCCCATAGAAAAATACATTTTTACAGCATTGCTCCAATGACCCATAAGCCAGTTGTTACTCATGCCCGTAACAATTCTTCCTCCGGTTGAGCCGGTATAACCTGACCCTGCTAAAACCGTAAAAGCACTAGCAGATAAATTTACACCTGGAATAGTAATACATTGGGTCGAACCATTAAAATTAAATTTACCATTACTAACTGTCGGGCTTGCTACTAATGTGCCATGATTTCCAGTACCACTTAAATCCGTCCATACTGTTCCAGACCCTGGATACGATGATGTTTTATTAGCATCTAAATAACAAATCAATCCACTAGCAACATAACTATCAGTTCCTATAGTAATCGCCATATTAATTACCTCTTAATTCTTTAACTTCTGCTCGTAATTCTTTAATTGCCTCAATAAGCAATGGCACTAACTTTTCATATTGCACTGTTAGGTAGTTCTCACCAGATTTACTATTACCATCGCCATCCATATCGAATGGTGCGAGTTTAACTGCTTCAGGTAATACCTTTTGCACTTCTTGTGCAAAAACACCAACTTGTTGATCCTTGTCGGTATAACCAAATGATTCTGCTAATTCGTTCTGTGTGAATAACATACCAGTTAAAGTATCAACTTTATCTAGTGCATTGGTAATCGGTTTAATATTCTCTTTGAGTCTCTTGTCAGAATACATGGCAGTAATAGAACCTGTTGCCAGTATCTGTCCGGCAGCACCAACTGCTGTTGTACCAATACTGAGACACCCTGCGGAGGTTAATCTTGCTTTTTCTGTTGGGGCTAAATTTAATGCTGTCGATGTAGCAAAGATTAATTGCCCTGTGGGGTATTGCCCATTGGTTCTTGCACCATATTGACAAGCAATCCAAGCAGCTGAATATTGATTTGTTGATGCTCCAGTAATTGTAGCAAAGTTTAATTGTGAAAGATTATTAGTAGTTGTGTTGGAATTTGAAATGGTAATAGCATTTGTACTTGATCCTGCGGTTATAGCTGTACTAGAACTTTGAACTACTAAGGGTCTTGCAGCATTTACACTGTCAAGTACAGAATTAACACTCGTCCCAATCCCCACGTTGCCTCCTGATGGATTGAGTGCTAAATCTAAACCACCTGCTGAATCATTGAGATATGTTTGTATTACTTGAACACCACTTGTTGTGGAACTAAATCCTGTTGCATACCCAATATCGGCACCTCTCATGTATAGATATGAGTTTGCTACAGTTATGGCTGTATTTCCAATAATATTTTTGGCAATATATAACTTTTGACCACTACCGCTAGTAGCACCAAGTAATAAGTTGCCTGATGATATAGTAATTGCTGTAGACCAACTTGCAGTAGAACCGTCTGTCGTCAATAAACGACCACCATTACCTGTTTGAGTTGGTAAAGATACGGGTGCTGCTTGCCAACTTGGTGCCGCTCCAACTCCATTACTTGTAAGTAAATATCCAGCAGTAGAGGTTGCTAACATTGCTGTAGTATTAACAGCAGATTGATACGGTATAGTACCTAATGAACCGCCGCCTAAATTAGTAGAAACTGAAGGTGATGTAACTTGCCATTGAGTTTTTGCTAAGTTGTAAGTATATTGGTTCCCACCTAATGTTACAACCTGACCGTTTGTAGGTGATGAAGGAAAATCTATCATTTATTTTGCTCCTAGTTGAATTTTCAATTCATCAATTTGATTCTGTTGTTCTTTAAATCCCTGTATCAATAATGGAATAAGTTTATCATAATATACTGTAAGATACTTATCATCTATAGGAGCAGGTACAACAATTTCAGGTAACACTTTCTGAACTGATTGTGCTGATACCCCAACTTCACGTTTAACTGTATATCCTAATTCTTGAGCAGTTTCATTTGCTTCATAATAAAAACCATCAAGAGACATAATCTTTTCTATTGCATTTTCAATTATACCGAGTTTAGTTTTTAATCTATCATCAGAATAGTATGCAGTAATGTTATTAGTTGCACGTATTTCACCTGCTACAGCAGATGCTGGTGTACCTATACCCAGCGAGTTTAATTGTACGTTAGATGCAGTTGTATATTGTGTACCTGTAGGACCAGTAGGTCCGGTAGGTCCGGTAGGACCTGCCACAGTAGATGCTGCACCTGTAGGTCCGGTAGGTCCGGTAGGTCCGGTAGGGCCTGCCACGGTAGATGCTGCACCAGTAGGACCAGTAGGTCCAGTAAGTCCGGTAGGTCCAGTTGGCCCTGTAGGACCAGGAACGGTAGATGCTGCACCAGTAGGTCCGGTTGGACCGGTAGGACCTGCCACAGTAGATGCTGCACCGGTAGGACCAGTAGGTCCCGCAGGTCCGGTTGGACCAGTAGGTCCTATTGATCCAGGCAAAGAAGGCGAAGCATCTACCCATTGTGAAGATGTACCATCATTAAAATAGATATATGTTCTTGCTGCAAGAGAATCCCACCATAATTGACCTGCAACTGGAGATACTGGAGCAGTATCACTTACAGATATACCTCCTGAAGAAGGTGTTGACCAAGTACCATCTCCACGCCAAAAGGTTGAAGCAGATGCACTTGTACCACTATTAAGTCTTGCTACTGCTAAATTTCCTGATGTAATATTTGTAGCATTAGTTGTATCTGTTGTTGCTGATGCTGCTAATCCAGAAATTTTTGTAGAAGCAATAGCAGCTGAAGCAGAAATATCTCCATTAACAATTGTGCCATCCGCAATCATTGTACTAGTTACAGTACCTGTATCTCCTGTAGTCACTATAGTACCATTTACATCAGGAACTGTTAATGTTCTAGTAGTTGCTGTAGTTATACTTGATAATTGAAACTGTAATTTTTTAGTAGCATCAGTTTCATCAATGAAATATGTTGTGCTATCAGATAATGATTTATTTGTAAGAGTCTGCGCAGTGGTTGTATATACTCCATTAGTCACAGTTCCAGCATTACCGCCAATACTTAAATTAGCAACTGCAGTAGTTGATGTAACAACAAATGGGGCAGTTCCAGTAGCCACATTTGATATAAGTACAGGTGCAGTAAAATTAACGTAAGATGTAGTGCCTGTAGTCATCATTGTTTCTACAGTAGTAAGACCTACAGCAACTCCAGAACTTGTTGCATTACCTATTTGAAAAGATAAAGAACCTGTAGAACTATCAACAGTTGATACAATTCGAGCAGATGAACCTAAACCTGCACCCACAGCGGTATTATCAGGTGTTCCATTATAATGATTGAAACATACATTAGCATTGCCATAACCATCATTAGTAGATAAAGCTACTCCTCCACTACCAACTCCTACATTAACTAAACTGAAATAACCTAAATTTGGTGTTGTTGCACCAACTGTTCCATTAATATTAATAGAAGCAGTACCAGTTAGATTTGTTACTGTTCCTGAAGATGGAGTACCTAATGCTCCACCTGTAGAATATTTGCCATTAAATGTATTCCAATCAGTAGATGTTAAATATCCAGAAACAGAAGTAGTTGCGGCAGGAATACTTAAAGCAACTGCTGTTGAACCATTATAACTTGTCCCTACTAAAGGTGCACTAATAGTTAAAGCATTAAGATTAGATCCTAAAGATACACCTGAAATAGTAGATGAGGCAAGTTTAGTTATTGCAATCGAACCTGCAAGCATGGTATTTGTAACAGAACCTGTATCTCCTGTAGTTACAATTGTTCCTGTAATAGCAGGTATTGTAAGAATTGTTCCAGTACCTACTGCAGCAGTTGGTACCAATTGAACTGTACCTGATGTAGAACCGGGTAATGTAACTGAACTAATTCCTGTTAGTGCAAGATTAGCACTTGCTCTATTTAAGGTGACTGCAGTTGTACCAATATAATGTGTAGAATTACCTAATACTGTACTTGAAATAGTACCAGTTAAATTTCCAGCAGTAGTATAGTATGATCCATGTTGCCCATCTAAATAATCTGAATTTAAATTAGATACAAGAGTAGTAGAAGTAACTGTTAATGGCGCAGTACCAGTAGCAATTGTAGAAGTTAATGAACCAACTTGTAATGGAGCATATGTTACACCTGTAAAATCTAATGTAGATGAACTAGGTTCTCCAGTCATCCCACTAAATAATTTCCACACACTATCAGAAGCATCACGTACTAATCCAGTATGTAAATGGGTACCATTATTATACGCCCCAACTATACCTAAATCAGTAATATCTGCAACATTATTATCACCAATATAAATTAATGGATCATTAACAACAAGTTGTGTCGCCGATAATTGTGTTGAACCACCACCAAAAGTAATATTACCATAAACATATAAATCATGTTGAATTGATGTTGTGCCAGTATGGGCAGTATTACCTATGGATATAGCAGTGGATGCTCCGCCAATATTAATAGTTGTAGCAGTTGTGTTTAATAAATCAAATGATGTACTTCCGGTAGTTAAACTAGTTGTAACTGCCGGTGAGGTAAGGGTTTTATTGGTAAGAGTTTGAATACCGGTAAGAGTTGCAACAGTTGAATCTATGGCAATAGTAACACCAGTAGAACCATTATAACTTGTACCAGATAATCCAGTTCCAATAGTTAGAGTATTAAGATTAGAACCTAATGATATACCTGATATTGTGCTATTTGATAATTTTGCATTTGCTATAGAACCGGCAAGCATGGTATTAGTAACAGTACCAGTATCACCAGTAGTTACAATTGTTCCAGTAGTAGCAGGTATTGTAAGAACTGTTCCAGTTCCAACTACTGCTGTAGGTACCAATTGAACTGTACCAGAAGTAGGACCAGGTAAAGTAACAGAACTAATTCCAGTTAATGCTAAATTTGCCGAAGTACGATTTAATGCTACTGATGTTGAACCAATATAATGAACATCTGCTCTTAATGCAACGGTAGAATCAATTGCAATAGTAACTGCAGAAGAACCATTATAACTTGTTCCAGATAATCCGGTACCAATAGTTAAAGCATTTGGATTTGACGCAGTAATTGTTGCAGACCCACCTAAACTAATAGATGATCCATTTACAGTAATTGAACTATTTGTTAATTTAGTGTTGGCAATAGATCCTGCCAACATTGTATTTGTGACAGAACCTGTATCTCCAGTTGTTACTGCAGTTCCAGTTATGGCAGGTAATGTAAGCGTATTTGTTCCTGCAGTAGCAGTTGCTAAAACAGTAATAGTACCAGATGTTGATCCAGTTAATTGAAGATTAGGTGTGATTGCCCCATTCTTTACTACAAACTCGTTTGCCATCTCATTTCCCTATCCACGAGATTAAAATTATACAACTATTGTTGTTCTTGTTATATTTATAGTTGCTGAAGTTGCTGATCCCATTGTTACTAGTAATCTAACATTACTTGCACTAATATCTGTAGCAAATGTTCCAAGAGAACCTCCCGTGTTCATCATACCATATTCAGTAGTAGTAGTAATTGTACCATTATGAATAACAAGAATTTCTGAAACTTGATAATTTGTTCCTTGCGTAATTTGTACAATGTATTTTGCAGATCGATAAGTGGCAATAGCAAATGTATCTACTGCAGTTTGAGATAATGTAGCAACTGTTGCTTGTATTACATTTTCATTGGCAATAGTTATAGAACCGGTTTTCTTATCAAATGCATTTAATGATTTATTTGATAGTGCTTGAGAACCAGTTAAAGTAGCAACAGTAGAATCTATTGCAATAGTAACACCAGTAGAACCATTATAACTTGTACCAGATAATCCAGTACCAATAGTTAATGCATTTAAACTATTACCAAGTGAAACACCTGAAATGGTACTTGCAGCCAATTTGGTAATTGCTATAGAACCAACAAGCATGGTACTAGTAACAGTACCAGTATCACCAGTTGTTACAATTGTTCCAGTAACTGCTGGTATTGTTAATATTGTTCCAGTACCAGCCGCAGCAGTAGGTACCAATTGGACGGTACCAGAAGTGCTTCCAGGTAATGTAACTGAACTTATACCAGTTAATGCAAGATTAGCGCTTGATCTATTAATAGCAACCGATGTAGTACCAATAAACATAGTTTGAGAAGGAGAAGCATAATCAGTACCTGCAGTAGCCGCACTAATTGCAGTTCCATTTCCTTTCAATAAACCAGTAATAGAAGTTGTTAAAGTAATAGCAGGTGTAGTTGTATTAGTAGCAACAGTACCAGCAAATCCATTAGCAGACACAACAGAAACAGAAGTTACAGTACCTGTACCAGCACCTGATAATAAATTTGAACCTACTCCAGCAGTGGCGGATGTTAAATCAATATAAACACCGCGATTAGTTCCGCCATCTTCCCAAATACGCAACTTGTTTTGATAGACATCTATTCTCACCCCTGAACCGCTAATAGTGCTATTGGTTTGAGGTTTTGTTAATAGAATTTCACCGCCTTCATCGCCACTAGAATATGAACTAACAAGATTTCCTGTAGAAGTTACAGAAGAACCAGTAATATCAGCGGGAGTAGTTCCACCAATAATACAGTTGTTTAATGTACCACCAGAAATGGTACCTGTATTAATTGTGGGAGAGGTAAGAGTTTTATTTGTGAGAGTTTGAATACCAGTTAGTGTACTAACTGTAGAATCTATGGCAATAGTAACTGCAGAAGAACCATTATAACTTGAACCAGATAATCCAGTTCCAATAGTTAAAGAAGATGGAGTTACATTAAATGATTTGATCGCATTAGATGCATTTTTAAAATACAGTTTTTCATCTGTATAATTTAATGCTAATTCACCATATGATAAATCAGTAGTTAATGGAACTTTAGAAGCAACGGAAGACTTCTTTAATAGAACTTTATTTGCCATTGTGATTCCTAAAAAGGATTAATAAAAGGGGAGTAATAACTCCCCTGAATACTATTATTTAGTATGTACCGCCGTCAATATCACCCCAAGTAGGAACACCTCCACCATTCATTTGAAGAACTTGGCCAGATGTACCAGCAGCAAGTGTTGAAAGTGTATTTGTTGCAGAAGAATATAATAAATCACCAAGTGTATAACTTGATAAACCAGTACCACCTTTAGTAGAAGCAATAGCAGTACCAGACCAAGTACCAGTAGTAATAGTGCCTAATGTTGTAATAGATGATTGACCAACATAGGTAGAAGCAATATCTATACTATCAGCATTAGCAGTAATTCTATTTGTAGTACCAACAACATCTAATACACCGGATGTTAATGTTAAACCTGTTCCAGCTACAGTAGATTTTAACTGAATATGATCAGTTGCAATTTCTAAACCACCATTAGTAGCAACTTGTACAAAGAATGTAGTACCTGTTATTCCTAAACCATCTCCAGCACCGTATGCACCCGCACCAGAGAATTGTACCCAGTTTTGGCCTGTAAAACTTGTTAAATATGTATTTGACTGAACCCATCCAGTATTGGCATAACTTGTACCTTCTTGGATGAATATAGACGCGCCAATTAACTCGGTATATGTATTAGCATCTTCAGTTCTTATTAAAGTATAGTTTGATCCACTTTCTGTATATTCGTAAATACCTTTATCAGCAACAGTTGATTGACCAAGCAATAATAATCTATATCCAATATCTAAAGCACCATGACCATCTATATTAAGAGCAGTCATAGAAGCAATTGTACCGGTCAATGGTACATTTACAGTAGCTAATAAATTAGCCGCGGTTTTCCATGTTAAACCTGTAACTTTATTATCTACATAGTCTCTATTAGCAACATCAGTTCCAGTTGATGGAGAACCAACATTTACAATTCTAGCACCATTAACATCAATAGCACCGGTACCATTTGGATCAAGAGAAATATCACCATTAGTATCAGTTGATGTAATAACATTACCATTAAAATTCAAGTTATCAACTGTTAATTCTGTTATACCAGCAATTGATGTAGATGTATTACCTAATGATACCGTAGTAGAACCAAAAGTAACAGAACTATTAGTTAAAGAACTATTTGCAATATTTGATAATGTATTATCCGCAGCATTAATGGTTTTATTTGTAAGTATATCAGTAGTTGCTTTACCAACTAAAGTATCAGTTGCTGCAGGTAATGTAAGTGTATTTGTTCCTGCCGTAGCAGTAGCTAAAACTGTAATAGTTCCTGTCGAAGAACCATTAAATTTAGCACCAGTTCCACCTATTATAGGTAATGTTAATGTTTTATTAGTAAGTGTTTGCGAACCTGTTAATGTAGCAACAGTTGAATCAATATCAAATGTTACAGTATTATTTGTTATTGCCGATGTAAGACCTGTTCCACCAACAAATGATAATGTATCAGTTAATAATCCTACAGCATCTGTTCCAGTATCGCCTGAAATATTTAAATTAGATGCTACAGATGCAGTAGTTACATTTGTAAGTTGACCTTGAGCATTAACAGTAATTACAGGAATTTCTGTAGCAGAACCATAAGTATTAGCACTTACAGCAGTGTTTGTAATAGAAATTGTAGTTGTATTACCACCGTCACTATTTGTAACTGTAATACCTGTTCCTGCAGTAACTGCTCCACCTACAGTATCATAAATATATTCTGCAAGAGAAGTAGACGTATCTCCAATATATGGATTACCAAGTACGGTTTTCCCAATACCATTAGGCGTAAGAACAATATTACCATTACTTAATGTATTGATAGTTCCTGGTATAGTTAATGATCCATCATTATTTAATGTTAATGTACTAGTTATAGCGCCACCAGTACCAACTTTTAAATTGATTACACCATCACGATCTTGACTTAAATTAACAGCATAAGAATCTAGGTGTAATGAAGAACCTGAATAAGGTCCTGAAACTATTTTACCATTACCACCAAGTTCAATATTAGTTGTAGCGGAAAGTTTTATACCAGCACTTGAACTTAATTCATTAGTTTTTAAAGTAAAACCACTGACTCGTAACTCATCTAAACCTTTACTAGAGTCAACAACTAGAGCAGAAGATGCAGTTAATATACCTGGAGTATGATCCAGCATATCAGTGAAATATTTACCACCTATAACATAGTGATTTGTAGCATTTCCTGCTGTTTCTGTACCTATACCAATATAAAGTCTATCGCCACCATTACTACCACTATCGGTTAATGCTGAATATGCTAATTCGCCAGCAGCTAGGGTACTTGGATTACCACTGACGGTACTTCGTTTAATTCTTATGGTTGATGCCATTTTTTAGTTATCTCCGTTAAAATTCGCCAGCTTCCATATCTTGTAAATCAAGATGTATGGTGGATGTCCATTTATTTGTAGTAGAATTAAATACAAGCACCGAACCATTTTGTAAAATCGAAGTATCAACATTACCTATATCAGACATAGAACCAAGTATTGCAGGATTGGCTAAATTAGTCGAAACATATGGGCCCGAATCATATCCAATCGATGCAGTTAAATGGTTTTGATCTACTATTGCTATAATATCTGCCATATTATATCTGTGTTATTTGAGGTGTTATTGTAACTATCCCTTCGATGACTCTTGTTTTTATTCCAGTGCTTGTTTTTGTTATCTCAATATCATAAAGGTATCTTCCAGGAGGTATTGCTCCTGACTCAGATGAAGTTAATTGGATACGAACTTTACCTGCAATAGCATCATAAATAGTGGTGTTAAAGTTAAAGGCAACAGATGAATTATACGATTTACGCATCTGCGATTTTGCTGTATAACCTGTTAAATCAAGTGGTATAGTTGTTGATGATGCAACAGTAATTATATTACTATAATCTGCGCCAGCATCAACAAATAGATTAGCTACTGTTGCCATTTAAATTCTCTTTTTATTAAGCAATACGAATTAAACCAGTTGTACTGTTATTTGTAGGCATTGTCAATGTAAAAGTACCTGAAGTAATACTTTGTGATGAAAATGTAAATACACCAACAGCATTTTTACCTGCTACGGTTGAGTTATAAATTAACATTGTATCAAAACCAGTAATAGTAACACCTGTCCAAGTCATTGAACCAGATGGAGTCCAATAAGTTGTACCACCAGTATTTGCTGGAGCAGAAGCATTAGTAATTGCTTGTCCGCCTGCAGCATAAGTACCTGTTGCAGAAACTTCACCAAGTGTTGTATAAGCTCCAGAAGCTGAAGATAATGTAGCAGTTGCTAAGTATAATGCACCATAAAATGTATCTGCTGCAGCTTTACCGCCTGTAGAGATAGAAAATGCATGAACACCGTTCATTAAATCAGTTTTAAAAGTATTGCATAAACCTGCAGTATTTGCCATTTTTGTATTTCCTTAAATTTAAAAAGTTGATTGTTCTACGCCAAGTTGTCCAAATGGATTATTTGTGTAAGTATGAGCATTTGATTTCACTAATTCTTCACCTAAAAACCATTTTTCACCGAACAAAATATATGCAGAATCTACAATCCACTCGGTTTTATATGTTAATGCTGCTTCAGGGATATTACCCTTTGAAGTATATATTAATGGTGCATCAGTTGGGTTTGCATTAGCAATCGCATCAGAATAGTCTATTTCAGCCATAGTATTTTCTCTTTATATAATTATAGATTATTTATAAGTTTTAAATCTCAATACAAAATTATTTGTTAGAAATTAATTCTCTTAATTCATTTATTTGTTGTTGTAATTCTTTTATGGCGCCAAATGATAAAATACCAAGTTTAGTATAATCTACGGCAAGAGAACCATCTTCACGTTGTTTTACCGCTTCAGGAAATACAGTTTGTACATCTTGTGCAATTATTCCAAAATCTGATTTTTGAAGAAAATAATTATCTTCTCCACCTCGTTCATTTATATATTCATCTGTCCAATCAAAATATTTAGAACCTATTGAAATAACTTTTTCTAAAGCATTATCAATTTCTCTAATATTATTTTTATATTTTTTATCAGATGAAACATATCCTACTATATTACCAGAAGCTCTAATTTCACCTGCTACACCAGATGCTGCAGTACCAACACCAATTGAATTAAATCTTGAATTTTGAGTTGTACTTGTAAATGTTGAAGCACTAGTTGCACTAGTTGCAGTTGTAGCATTTCCAGAAATTCCAATAGGCCAATTTGTACCAAAATCTGTACTATCAACTTGTACTCTTAATAGAGATCCAGATGACCAACCTATGTATATTTTATTGCCTGTTTGACTTGTTCCGCCGCCTTGTTGAATAGGTGTATAACCTAAAGCAGTTGTTACCGTACCACTAGTAATTCCAGAAATATATCCACTAGGATTTGATGCGTTATATGGTGTATAACCCAAAGCAGTTGATATGTTACCGCTAGTAATTCCAGAAATATATCCACTAGGATTTGATGCGTTATATGGTGTATAACCCAAAGCAGTTGTTACAAGTAATGATGATAATGCTGAACTAGTCCATGTAGTACCATTTGATGTTAATATATTTCCACTTGAACCAGGAGAAACAGTTTGAAATGTATTTGTGCCATTTCCAAGTAAAACTCCATTTGTAGTAAATGAAGATCCTCCAGTTCCACCTTGAGAAACTGCTAAATCAGTTCCTAATAATAATTGCGGTATAGTTATACTATAAGATCCGCTGACACTTGAAAAAGTTAAATTCGAATTCAAATACCAAGTTTTATTTACAGTACTTTCACTATAAATATCACCTTTATTTAAATATAAACTATAATTAGTAAGACCATTTTCAGCAGAACAATATAAACCTATATTAGAACCACCTGCATGAGTATCACTAGAATATCCTTTAACACCAATTGCCTTTGCTGTGGATCCAGTTGTATTTACATGGGCTTCACCTATTATACCAATACCTTTAGATACACCATAAGTATATCCAACTCCATATACACCTACTCCATATGCCATAATATAGGCAGTACCTGAAGGAGTGCCTATATTAGCAATTGATAATGTAATTACATTTGTTCCAGTATTAATATTTGTTATAATAGCATCTGTTGCTACACCAGTTGCAAAAACAACTTGACCAATATACATTCCTATTACATCACTAAGTGTAATAGTAGTTCCACCTGATGAACCTGTAACAATAGTTTTAGCTAAAAAAGATCCTGTATTTTCTGATGCTAAGCCAATATTATGTGATTCGTTTTTTTGAATACCAGACGCAACACTTGAAAATACAGTAGTTGAATTTGGAAATCTTGTAGAATTTGCTTGACTACCAATATATAAGTTTGTATCCCCGGTTTTTAATAATCGGGTTTGTATATCAACATTTAAATTAATAAAGTTATTATCAACTTCAGCATTAGTCAATGTTGAATTTTTGACCGTTGCACCTGTTCCTGCAGTTGATCGAGTAGTTATGGCAGCCATTAATTTGTCCTGTTAACAGTATATTTACTTATTTATAAGTGTTAATAACATTTGTTTTATATCACTAATATCATTCTTCAACATCTGTATTTCATTATTTTGGCGGGCAACTAAATCTCTTTGATATAATTGCAAATTTCTTTTATTCATATATTCATTATATCCATTATCTGATGTATTGATTATAGCACGGGACTCTACATCCCGTACTAAATCACTATTTCCAGTTACTTTTAAATATTTAGTATTATGCACAAGCAATAATTCTCAAATCTTTAATAGTTGGTACTGCACAAGTATTTGTAGATTGCATTACTAACTTAACAGCAACAGTATCAAATTGTCCAGTAGTTGAATGGATATTAACACTACCTTGAACAGTACTTTCATTAACTACAGACATTGTCAAAGTAGATTTACCTACATCTGCACCTGTACCATCAACAATAGCAGTAATAACTGCAGCAGTACCTACGCCTATACCTGTTACTAAAGCTCCAATTGAAACGCCTGTAGTTGTTGGAATTACAATCGTACTTGCTCCAGATACACCACTTATTGCATCTACAGTAATAATTTTATCAGTTTCTACATTGTAGTGATAATCGGTAAGTGCAAAATCTCCTAAATCAGTTTTTATTACTGGAGTAGGTGGTTCTATTTTAATCCAGTTTAATTCATCAATATTGCCAGATTTTACCACTTTATAATAAACAAATACATCAGAACCAACAGGAACATTAGCTACAAAATTTATTTTTAAATAACCACAAACTTGATTAAGCATAATGTTATTAGAAATATACTTGCTAATAGTTGAACTACCGGCAGGAGTAATTTCATCTTTAAACATTACTTTATTTACTAATGTTGTGCCAGATACTGAAGATTGGCTTGTAAAATCTTGTATTGAACTGTCATTAAATGTAAAGAATAATTTCCCAGTAGTACCATCATCAGTAATATGAGATACAAGTAATGTACCGTTATTTAATGATGAAGTTGTTCCTGCAATAGTAATATAAGATCCTATTGAAACTGCTTTTATATTATCCCTAAATGTAGAATTTGTACTGCTAATAGAAGCATTACCATATACTGTATCAGATGATTTAGGACTAAAAGTTAATTCAGTACCAGTAAATACAGATACTTCATCAATTACTGCAAGATTTGTATTACTTTCAGATGGTTTATTAATCTTATTTGATACCAATACAGAACTAACTCTATGAGTATCAATAATAGGAGATAAACTATCTTTTGTAGTTTTCATAACTGCTGTAATAGTTAATGGTTTTATTCCACTCAGTCCTGCATTAGTTTCATTAACTTCAGATACAATCATTCTTGGTGTATCAAAATAATTTGTATCATTAGTAACGCATGCAACCGATGCAGCATCAATAGTATATGGCGTTTCAGAACCATCAACAGATTTTCCAGATGCAGTTCTAATATTATAATTAATACTAGTTTCAGGGAAATTCAAATTAGCAAATGAAGGTTGAATAGCATCATACTGAATATTTTTAGACAATAACCATGTTTCAGTTGTGCCTGCAGGTCCACCATATCCAGAAGATGTAGCATTACCGCCCGCTGTAATTGTATAAGAATCCATATCAACATTTGCTATAATTCTATCACCATTTAAATTTGCTGCAGTGATACCATTTACAGTATTAACAATACCTGAAATTCTAACAGTACTTCCTGTAGGCATACCATGATCTTGATGCCATACTCTAACAATAGCAGATCCACTAGTTGTTTGGAATGGATAAGCATCCACAGAATCTTTTGTAACTTTTGTAGTTGGAATTACATCATTAATAAACTCTACTGTACCAGTTGCAGTTACATCAAATTTAGCTCTATATACAGTAAATTTCATATCCTGAGTATCACATGGAGTCCAAGATTGTCCATTTTGTGATTTATATAATACTCCAGCGTATGGTTGTTGTGTTATAGTTTGTGAAGAATCTGGAATAAGGTTACCCATTTCAGAAATCCAAACTCTATAAATAACAGAATCACTTAATAATACAATAGCATAATCAACAGCATCTCTTACATATACTGGACTTTTAAATACAAAAGTTGTGGGTGTATCATATTTAGGATATTGTACATTTCCGCCCTCTTCACTAGTTACAGTAACAATTGTCGAAGACAAATTAACTTGTTCTGGCATTAATGTAACTGTACTAAATGGTAATATACTTGCTCCAGGATAACCATTAACTGTTTCCCGAATTTGTAAAGTTACCGGAATATTAGGATCTTTTTTAGCAAAGAATATATCTACTTTAGTTAAGAAACAACCACCTGGTTGATCTTTAATATTAAATGTTTGAGCAAGAGGATCATACCAAGCAGATCCAGAAACTACTCGTTCAGAAGTTTCTGTAATAACTCTATTATCTGCTAAACGTTCTTGTACTAATTCACCATTTCTTGTAGCAGTATACGTAGCTTGCTTAGTTTGCAATACCCCATTTGCTTCATAAGTTCCAGTACCTCTAGAATTAAATGATCCTAATGGTGTTATACTATCTTGTAGTTTAAATTCACGTTTACCAGTTCTAAATCTAACACTATCAGTATTAGGAATATTAAATAATAAATTAACACTACCATTAAAATTAGTTATTAATGAATTTCCGGCAACTGCAGTTGTAGGAGTAGATGTCAAAATACCTGTAGCAAGACTTATATTTCCTGTTATTGTATCACCAGATAAAAATGAGCCTTTAACATTAACAACATATATTGATTTATGTCCAGTAGTTGGATTATATTCTACATCAACAATAACTGCCGTTGCAGGACATCCAGATGAATCAGGTGTTTGATATGAAGTAGAACCTCGATGTGATACAAATACAGTATCACCCTTTGTTAAACAAATTTCAGTATCACCATTTATTCTACGTTGTGTAGCAGAAGAATTACCACCAACATTAGATATATAATCAAATATCCCACTAACTGAAGTACCAAAACTTAATTTTGTAGCAGGTGTACAATATTGAGCAATATCAGCATTTTCGAAAAATGGATAAAATTGTGTTTCAGGTTTTAATGCTTTTGCTTGAATTAATACATTTCTAGTACGAATATATGGAATAACTGCTGAAGAAACAATCCTATCTTCAGTTAATTCGGTATCTACTTTTGCAACTAAAGTTGTATTAACACCTGTTCTATATTGACCTTTTGTAGTTGCGGTTGTAGTTGTTAAATTGTAAGATCCAGCATAAATACTCCAATGACCATTTAATGAAAAATTCTGTCCGGTTAATCCTCTAGCTTGGGCTTGGGCAGCATATGCGCCACTATATTTATTAGTAACTACAGGCCGACCTGTCCATTGAGTTTGCCACGAATTCCAAATAGTACCAAGTACTCCTGCTGATTCTGCAAGAGCTTTAATAGTATTATAATTACCTTCAACATTATTAATAATATCAGGTTTACGATTTGTTTCAAACCAATCATCAGATGAAGGAGTTAATTCCATTTTGCCAAGAAAAGTAAAAATCGCAAATGGATTTATACGTTCAGTTCTTGAACCTAAAGTTTGTTCTGCTATTTTAACATGATCTACAATAGGTAAAGTTACAACATCACCGTACATTTTATAATTACTAGATGTTCTAGCTCCCTCTGTTTTATTTTTCTCAATCATATTAATATTTTGCATCGTAAAAAACGGAAGCAATTCATTATTTTCTTGATCAATAGCACACAAATAATCAGGAGATATAGTATTACCTACACCATGCCCATTAAAACTATCAACAATAAATCCATTTTGGTATCTATCCAAACCAGAACTATCTAATACTTTCATTGATGTTGTTTCTTGTTCCAACAACGATAAAGATGTATAATATTCTAGATTTTCAATACGTTTTTCTAATTTACCAATATCCCGCATAGTATAACGTTTATTTTCTGCTTTTGAGAAAATAACATTATCAATAGTAGTGTCTAATGTATATGGAGCAAGAGTTAATGAATATAACTCCATGCCAGTAGACATTGTAGGTGGTTGTGAAGGTGGTATATTTGGAGTTCCTTTAATATCTATAAAATTTCCTGTATAATCAATAAAGATTTTATCAATTCTAGGTAAATAATAATCGTAATCTATACTTACATCAATAGCTCTTTTTGGTAAATATGTAGTTGAAGTCCAAGAAGAACCATTATATGCTGGACGGAAATCAATAGTATCTCTTAATGGAAAACCATTATATGATGGAATTTCATTATATCCAATACTTGAATATGATTCTACAGTAAAATAATCACCTGTACCATGCGCAAAATATTCAAAATATACCTGAACTGGAGCAGTAGGTGGAGAGAAAGATGATTTTAAAGTTAAACGACTATAGTCATAATGGGTTTCTCTTTGCCCATTATCAAAATCATATCTATCTGAAATATCTATATCATAACCTCCAGTAGGAGAAGCAAATGTTCCTGCTTTCATTTTAATAGACAAGATTCTAAATACATCAGCATAACCAAGATTTAAAATTGTTGCTTGTCCTGCCGCAGCAGTTGTATATACAGTATTAGAAATAGTTGCAGTCTTAGTTCTTCTAGTTGAAGTAGAACCTGTTTTATTAACAGCGGCAGATAATGAAACACTTTGACCATTATAAGAAGTATTTACAGATAGTGTCACCTGATTTCCTGCAACAACTATACCTGTAATTGGAACAACTGCTGATGTTGTAGATAATAAATAATTTTCATATGCTGCGGCAGAAGCAAATGTTCCAGTGTCTGTAGTAGAAAATGCAACTTGACCTGCAGATATAGTTAAAGGAGAAAATCTTTCAAATACAGTATAACTAATATCAGACGATGTTTTAATAAATGAATTTGGTAATGGAAAAATCAATCCTAAATTATTAGGTTCAATAATATCAGTAGATAATAGATAAAAAGTTGTTCCTACAGTAATATTTGCAGATAATGCAGAATTTATAGTTAATGTATTATAATCTGTAATAGCAGTAACTCGCTTAACTTGACTCGCTATAGAAATATAATCACCTACTTTTAATACTGTATTAAAATTTGTTCCAGTGCCTTCAATTGTTGTAGTAGAACTTGTTACTGTTCCAGCTAATTGTGTTAAAATAGGACTAATGTCAGCAACAAATCCTGAAATAGCAAATGATTTTGCATCTCTAGCAAAGTTTTTACTAATATTCATAACAATATCAAAAATAAACAATTTGTATATTGTTGAAGTAGTATATACTAAACCATTATCCCACTGTAAACCTCTAACTTTACAAGTACCAATTATTGTACCGGCTCCAGCAAGTTGGTCATAGATATTAATAGTTACATTGTTTTTATAATCTGGTATACCTGCTAAATTTTTAACTAAAGCATAATTACCTACAGTTGTTGAAACTTTAGCATTATTAACAGAATTATATGTTCTTGCTTTATCTACATCTACAAATTCAGTAGATGGTTTTTGAATTTTATATCCTTGAACGTATGCTTTACCTGCTTCCATACCAACAGCAAGTTTTGATTCATTACCAAAATTAGCATATGCAAGTGCTTCAGCATTTATACCACTATCACTTGTTATAATAACATTTGGATTCGAAGTATATCCAGAACCTTGATTAATAACATCAATGGCAATTAATTTACCTTCACTATTAATTTTAGCTGCCGCAGATGCGCCTGTTCCATTTCCGCCTGAAAAACTAATTGCAGGAGCAGTTAAATATCCAGAACCTTGTTTTGTTACTTGGATAGAAATTACCGAGCCAAACGCGTCATATACACCTCTATTATAGTTTGGTTTTGGTGTATATTCCCATTGAACTCCTGTAGTAGTACCATCATATACTTTACCTACAGTATGGGTTGGGCCTGTAGCTCCAGCAGATGTACCTGTATTTCTAGCAGTATATAGTTTTGCACTATTTAAAACAATATCACCTAGCAAATATGCTCTATCTGATATCCAACTACCCCTATCATTATTTCTATGTTCGCGTACATCTATACCAAAAGGAACAACTGTGTAGTCTCCAGATTCATCATATGTTCTTTCTGCTAATGTTTTTTCTAATTGAGCATAATCTGTACCACTTTTTATGCTCAATATTTTACCATTAATAACCCGTGCTAATTCAATAAAATTAGAATCAGTAGTTGTACCAATAGTTATTTTAGATAAAACTAAATCTATAAAATGTCTATGTGCTCCTGGAGCAGAATAATTATAACTATTTTGAGCATTGTCTAATAAAGATTCATCATCATATTCAGTAATAATAGATTCATTAATAGTTAAACCAATTCTATAAGAAGGAATATTTGAATATTTGTCTAATATAACAGTTTGACTATCTGCTAAAACAAAATATCCATTAATATAATACACACCTCTTTTAATAATACCGGCAGAACCAATACCAGTAGCATCTGAAGAGATAGATTGTACAGAATGCGTTTCATCCGCAAGAGATATTACTTCTGAATTACTAAATGGTACAGATGCCGCAGAATTATCAGATGTTATATACCGAACAAATAATGTTGCTGGATCAATATCATCATGAGTAGTAGCATATAGAACTTCAGCAGTAATACCACTAGTAACACCAACAATTTGTTTACCAATAAAATCATTTATAAAATCATTTACGTCTTCTCCACCATAAGTAGGATCTACTTTTACATAACTATATTTTGTATCAACTGCAAATTCACCAGGTATGACCATCGCACCTTGTTTAAAAATATGGTCGCCATGTCTTTTAACTTGTTGTTGGAGAATTGTTTGAAGTTGTGTTAATTCTCTTGCTTGAACAGGATATCCTGGACGAAACAATATTTTATAGAATTTTTTATCTTCATTGTAATCGTCATAGTACGGTTCTGTATTAAAATCTAACATGATTCTCTCTTTTTCCTAAAGGTATTATTATCATTATTTATTAGAATCCAATTATTGTTCTAAGAGTAACTGTTTGTTGTTCAGTAGGGGTAAACGCTTGTCTATTATCTATATACATTAAATCACCTGAATATTTATCTATAGTAGGTGGAGCAACATCAAGCATAGTAAATGTTTGTGCTGAATTTGACACAAGATACATAACTTTACCAATATCTAATGTATAATTGTCTAATGATTGTAATAACATTGCACTTCCTGTATTTGTTACAATCCTGAATCTTGAATTAGTTGAAAATTCAGCAATCATAGAATCTGGAGCAAATATAGTTGTACTTGTATTTGCATAAACTACCCAACATGCAGTTTCAAATACTGTAGTAGCAATATATGTAGTACCATATTTATACATATTACGTATGATACCAATTTGTCTATAATCATTATTAACTGTAAATCCTTGGTTTTTATAGTTTGATATATCACTAAAAAACATTAAACCACTTGCTTTTAATTCATTCAAAGCATTTTTACCATGACCACCATATGGAGAAATAATTGCTCTAGCAGTAGCTCCAGTACCTGTTCCAGATATAGTAATATTGGCCCATGTGTATCCATAACCTTGAGTTACTATATTTATTTTTGAAACTCTACCTGCAGTTACCGTTACTGTTGCAGTAGCACCAGTACCATCTCCTATTATATCAACAGTTGCTGTTGTATATCCATATCCTCCTGAAACTACTTGGATATTCATTAATTTACCAGAAACAGTTAATAATTCAACATTGGCTTGTAATGAATTAATATCACCAATTGATAATGAAGGAGTTAATTGTGCTCCTGTTCCATCACCATTTATATCTATAGTAGCAACAGAATATCCTATCCCGCCATCAATGATTTGAACACCAGTAATTTGACCACTTGTTATTATAGGTACTAATCTTGCACTTGATATTGTAGTTGTTGCAGTTATTAAACCATTCACTCCTGAAGGATCACTAATAGTAATAACAGGCGCTTTAGAATACCCTGCACCGCATTTCATAGTTGGTGCTGCTGTTGCCGTTATACCAGCATAAGTTAAAGTTGCAGTTCCATTTGTAGCAGATCCACTTTCATGAGTAGGTGCTGAGGATCCTGAAGTTCCACCAATTGTTACTGTATACAACCTATTTGCATAAAATATCTGTTGATTAGTTGTATACAATGTAGTCGATGTCCATTGAGTACCTATAGTAACAGTAGGTATAGTTGTGTATGATCCTGATCCTGTAACAAGTACATTAATTAATGAACCATTTTGTAATACTGCACTAGCAGTTCCTCCACCAGAACCTGAAATAGAAACAGAAGGTGTAGTAGTATATCCTGATCCTATATTTGCTACATCGATTGTAGCAAGTTTTTTATTTAAAGTAACAGAATTTAATTGTCCGCTGCCATTTTTTGTTACAGTCCCTGTAGCACGAGCTCCGGCAAATTCTAAAGCTGCAGTTCCATTTGATACTATACCACTAGTATGAATAGGTCCAGTAGTTGTAAGTGTTCCAGGTATAACTATAGTATAATAATTGTTATTATAGTCTATAATTTGACCTAAAATAACTTGGCCACCTGAAGACCATGCAGTTGAATTACTAAATGGAGGTTCAATAGATATGGTAGGAGCAGAATAACCTGAACCAACTTCTGTTATATTTGCACCTAATACATAGATAGGATCTGCTTCTAAATATCCATCACCTATAACATTTAAAATAGCACCGGTATATCCCGTACCTCTAGCATCAATTTTAATTATCTGTATATTACCTTTAGAATAAAATTGTTGTTGTAATGCTGTAAGAATAGGCATATGAGATCCAGTAAGAAATTTATTTCTTAATGAAATTGGTATACTGTATATGAATTTCCAAATATAACCATCTGATGTAGTTATTGTATCAGCACTTGCTCCATATGGTTGAGCAGTTGATTGTGCTCCATTATTATTATCAATACACATATATACATTAAAATTATCAGACATAACATAATAACTTGTATCTTCTAATCTTTGTATTTCTTCTTGACCCATAATAACAACAGCAGTAGCATCAGCTCCGCTGCCAACTCCATCAAAAGATACAACAGGAGTTTCTGTATATCCATATCCTTTATTTGTTAATGCAATACTTGTAATTACTCCATCAACTACTGTAGCAGTTGCAGAAGCACCTTGACCTACTCCAGTTATAACAACTGTGGGTGCTACAACATATCCACCGCCACCTGAAATTAAATCAATTCCTTGAACTTCAGCCGAATAACAATCATCATATTGATCATAAATTGTACCAGATATCCAATCAATCCTAGGTATTACATATGAAATATCATTAGGACTAATAGCCTTCAATGAAATAATTTCATTTCTTGTATCATGTTCATATGATGGAGAATCGATTGGTAATGGGGGACTATTTTCATCGCCCCATGATAAAGTTTTACCCAAAAAGTAATAATAATTTGAACCTTTTGTTATAACATCATTGTATACACTATCTGCTACTGAGTTGTGTAAACTTGATTTTATTAATGCTGTGTCTGCCATTATTTTTCTCTTTTTGAGTAATTTTTATTGTTAAGCAATTGTAATAGTCCAATTAATGGAAAGTGTATCATTACTTGCTTTTGTTATTGCAGGAAATGTTGTATGAGCCAACATTGTACCATTTGTACTCGCATTTAATAAACCTGCTTCTCTTAAAGTACCTATACCTACACCTGCTGCAAATGTTGCAGTTGCTTGCACAGTATTATTAGTATTTGTATAAGTCGATAGTGCAGCTCTTGCAATTTCTGTATTTAATGCTAAATCACCTACAGTAGGAGTAGTTGCATTAGTGCCTATTGCCATATATGACATAACACCTTGGGAAGTACCTTGCATTCTTGCTGCAATATGGTTTTTACCAACTGTAACAATTAAATTAGGTATTGCCATATGTTGTTTGATATTTCCTTTATCATCTAATAGAGTGATTTCAAGATCACCCTTAACTGACAGTATATCACTAATCATTTATAAAACTCCTAAAATTTATTAAAAACTTGTTTTGCCTTCGAAATATTCTGTAGAATCACTGAAATATACATCAGGACCGAATATATAAGCGTTGTATGCCACATAACCACTATCACTTGGTGTAGCAATATCTGTTAATGTATTATTTATTATTTCGCTATATGTGCCGAATCCAGAAGTTAAACCAAATCCAGAAATAGAAACAGTAATATATTTAGATACAGATCCTATACTAGTTATTGATGAAGCAGATAATAAAGGTTGTTCTAAAAATACTCCAACAGAAGGAAATGTGCCTATACTAGTAGTTGCACTAAGTCCAACAAGTGGTTTAGTTCCCGACATAGAGGTACTTTCATTACCTAACGCGGTTAATAATGAATCACCTGATAAACTTTGATTAAATGCTGCAACAATTACTCCATTTGATAAAGAAGAACTATTACCACTTAATCCCTTTATCATACTTTTCGATACAGCACCAATACTAGATAAAGTTGATGAAATACTAGGTATTGCAAGATTAATTACTTGTTGAGGTAAAACTATATTAGTACTTAATGTTATAGAATTACCAATATTTGCAATATCAAATTTCTTATCTAACTGACCAATACTACTTGTTATAGATTTACCTGATGCAGTAAAATCAAATTTCTTATCTAATGATCCAATACTTGAAGTTACTTGTTTACCTGTTTTTGCAATTTGTATCCATACTCCAAGTGATCCTTTAGATGTAGTAGCTTGTTTACCAACTAGAGCAATATTAAATTTTACACCATTGGTTCCATCTGGACGGGTAACCCAATCATTATTAATTGCAGTAGAAAATGCATCATTAGGACCGCTTTCTCCAGTTAAATATTTACTAAAATGCAACCATTTACTATCACTTATTGTAATCTTATCATCTAATACAAGATTAGAGAACTTTATTAATGATTGTAACGATTCAGTTAAATTAAATTCATTAGTAATAGAATATTCACCAAACAGAGAAGTACCTGTTGGATGAACTAATGTTTTAACAAATGATTCATATTTACTAAGTTGTTCATCAATTTTAAGAACATATGCAAACTTTTGAAAATATTTACTATCTTGAATATAAATACTATCACTAATAAATCCATCATTAGTTTTAAAGTATCCTGTATATTTTGCTTCTGCACCTATAGTAATATAAAGAATAGAAATATCTTCAGCATCAATTACACTTGTGGAATACGTCGTAGAATTATTAAATGTTTGTACAACATCTCCAACATATAATGCACCAATAGCAGAAGACACTGTATCTTTATTATAGTTTGGTCTTGTAATAACACCATAATCTATAAACTCAGTAGTATTATCACGAATTGTAGCATCCCAATCTATTGGATCAGAACCTGAAGAAGATACCATAAATGGTAACTGAGTAAACGTTATCTTTTTTGCTTGATCTGATGTTATATAGGCATAAAAATTACTTTCATATCCAACACCAAAAGATATAAATTCTGCTGTTTTAATTGCTCCAACATTATCAACAGATTTAATTTTTACAATAGATCCTATACCATTACCTGAACTTACAGGATATACTTGTCCAGCTTTAAATCCTTTACCACCTGAAAATACATTTATTTTAGTAGTTGTATATAATACATCTGCAACAAATTCATTTTCATAAAATATTTTATTATTTTCAGATATATTATTAAAATAATCTTTATCATAAAACAATTCTACTATTTGTGTATCACCACTAATACTAGGATCAATAGGTTTAAAACTTTTTATAGTAATTAAAAATGTGTCTGTAGATGTTACAACACTTACTTTATTGCCAACAATAAGATCGGCAGAACCTTTTGATATACGTACAAATATGGATTTATCTTGAATCCATTTACCATCTGAAGGAATTAAAACACTATTGTATGGATAATCTACAACAACATCTTTTTGAAATAAAATTCTGAATAATAATTTGAAAGATGCTTCTGTTCCCTTTGCTCGATATAATTCTCTTATATGTTGTAAAAGGAACCTTTCATCTATAGGTAGATTAGGTAAATTTATTGCAATTTCATGCTTGAAATATTGAATAAAAGAATCTAATGTGTTATCAATATCTTTTAAACTTTTATAATCTGTGTTTACATTAGATTCAAGAAATTCATAATATGCTTCCAAAAATGCAACAAATGTCTGGTAATCTCCCCGAATAAATTCAGGGAGTTGTCCAGATACTAATGATGATAATTTTGGTTTAATATCTGACATTATGTTCTACTCGAAGCAAAGATGTAGTTTGTACCACCAGCTGTGTTACCATTAATTGTTTTATCGGATATTACAGTTACATTAACTCGAGCAGAATCTATTTGCACAATCTGAGTATATGCTGAAACTATGTCATTAGATTGTGGTTTAATAGATAATTCTAAAACAGAACCTACAATCATAGATATATTTAGATTGTATATATTAATAATACCATTTTTATAATCTACCGTTCCTATTTTAGGATTCGTAACAATTCTATTTGTTTGGTTATAGTAAAATAAAACTATATTACCTATACCATCATCAACAAGATAATACACTTTTGTTGTATCACCTGAAAGATAAAACCCTGTGCTTAAAATAATATCTTCAGGTACACCAGAATAATATATTGGAGTAATTAAATTTACAGTATATTGCGCTGAGATATTATATTTTGGAAAAATATTACGATATAAAGTTACTGTTGTAATATTATTTAATATAGATGATTCAGAATTATCTATTAATTTACTTAATTTTGAATATCTTAAAATACCATCAAATTTTTGTAATTCGTTTTGATTATACGTTTCTATTTCATTTTTTACAATTGTTTGTAATTCAGAAATTGATCTAGTTGTTTCTAATTCATTATAATATACAGTAGTATCTAATGCTACATTTATATAATCAGCATCAACTATTACAGGAGTAATAGTTGTAACTTTTTTAGGTTTTAGAATATCATATAACAGATAGTCTTTTTGTTGCTGTGTTAAAAAATTACCACTTTGGGGTTTGACACAAACAAATATTTTTCCATATATGGGAGGATTAGCATCTTCTCCACCCCAAGCTGTAACAGAATCTACATCTGGTAATTGAGAATATATTAATGCTTTATAATCATCTACTGTTACTGCCCTATCTTGAGCAGAATAAACTCTAGGCGCATTAAATTTAATTGAATCTAAATTTTCAGAAGCCATTCCACCTGATGCATAAAAAACAGTAGTTATATTAGGTATAGTAAAACCTGAAAACAATGAATTTCCATTATACGTAAAAATCTTAGCATTATTTGGTGCATCTAAATTAGATACCATATAATCAATTTCAACTATATTTCCATTATCTAAAGCAACTCCAATATTATTATCGCCAAAAGTTAATTCATATAATCCATCATCTATTTCTTTTATCCAATATATATGTGAAGTGCTATTAACATTCAGTATTGATTCTGCTAATGTATAAGTAGTGACATCTGAACTATTAACAGATTTATAAACCTTAATAATTATAGAACTTGTATCTACATTTGTATTTGGTATAATATATCTTATACCAGTTGCTACTGTATACTTGTATGTTAAAGGAATACCTTCATATAATTTTATATTTGTAAATTGATAAACATTTCTAGTATTTTTTGATGCTGCATAGGCAGATCTATTATAAAAAGTATATGATTTGTTATTAACAATTGTAGAAAACGGTGAATAAGCAGGTAGTACAATAAGACTAGGAGAATCTACATCTCCTGTTGAAGTCATATCTATTGTTGAACTTGAACTAATAGCAGATTTTGGTGTATACCCTAATGTTTTTGCTAAAGAAACAACACTATTTCTTTTTCTTGCCGAATCCAAGAACATTTCATTAATAGAAAGGTTATTGTAAATAGCATTATAGTGTGTATTATATGCTAAAATATCAAGCAATACAGATAACCCAGATCCATCAAAATCATAATCCTGGAATGTTTCTTGACCTTTTAAAAATTCTTTTAAACTAGTTTTTATTGTATCAAAATCTAATTCAGACACATTTATTTTTTTACTTGACATTTACCGAGTCCTTTCCAGTACTAAATCTAATTGTATTGGTTTTGTTGTATTTAAAATCGTAAAGTAGATAGAAACATATACTGAATTATTATCAGGTGAAATTGTCACGATAATATCATTTAAACTTACTCTTGGTTCATGATTAATAATAAGATCTACTAGAACCTGTTTTAAGGTATAAGTTAATAAGGGTGTTGCTAAATCAAATAATAATCTATGTACTGGAGAACCCAGTTCAGAATGAAATGGTCTTTCATAGTTTTGTGTTAAAACTAGATTTTTTACTGAAGCCTTTACGGCATTTTCATCATACCGAATAGACACGTCACCGGTATTTGGATTAGCAGTAAAGTTTAAATCTAAATCTGAGAAAAGCCTAGTATTCCGTGACATTTTAATTTCCAATTAATATGTATTATTTATTCACAAAACAGTTTACAAACGTTTACTTTTGTGATATACTGGTTATACCAGGTTTTTCAAAGATATTGTTTATCTCTTAAGTCTTTATTGATTAAATCATTAACTAATGTTTCAAATGTATAACCATTAGTTAATTTTATATACATGTTATCTGTTAGGAAGGTTGCCTTTTTAACAGCTTCTTCATAAACTCTTTCATCTACTCTTGGTCTAAAGTAATTTTGGTCTGATATCATAATATTCACCGTTGTTAATCTTTTATATTTATAAATATTATTTTAATAATTGTGAGAACTTAACATGGCAAATTGTAAAGGCGAATGTAATAAACAACTTCAAGGTTTAGCGGCAAGATTATCTCATGCTGAAGATAATATTACAAATCATTTTATGGGAGTATCTACCTTAGTAGAAGGACTTCTAGCCAATCCTCTTACTATGGGTAGTGCTGCTCCTTTATCAGCAATTTATAATAGTCTCCCTTCTGGAATGGAACTAGTACAATTATTAAAAGATGCCTTGCCTGATATAGATGCTATCACTATGAAACAATTAATGTTATCAGCAAGTGAAGCAGCTATGGATACTCTTGCAGCAACTATGGATGAAGTAGGTGCTGCTATGATTGCAACTGCTACTGCCGCTGTGTCAGCCGCTGAAGATGTTGTAACATCAACTGCAGATTCTTTAGCAGCAGCTATACAATCTGGAAATCAAATAGCAATAGATGCTGCCCAAGCAGCCCATAATCTTGCTAACATAAACTTAAGCAGTGCCATTACTTCAAAACTTTCTATTTCAGGTTTTATGGAAGGCCAAGCGAAAATTTCTAAATGCAAAAGCAAAAGTTTTCTTTTAGGTGATTAATTACACATAAAAAGTAAGTAAACCGTTTGATCCAGATGCTGGTTTACCTGATGCATTAACATTCTTATCATCAATATAAGTAGTACAAAGTTTCATACTTCCTTTCATTGAATAAGATAAATGGATCCAAACACTATTACCCTTGTTTCTATATTCTAATATAACTTGATTATATGGAAGAATCTTTTCTAGTTTAACTGCAAGTTCATAATGTTCAGTTATATCTCGCGATGTTAACTGAATATCGCAAGCCTCGCCTTTATTATGAAAGGATCCTCCAGTTTCATTTCTTAAACCAGAATTGATATTCCATATTCCATTAGAGTCTTGTTGCCTGCATGGTCCTATTTCTGCATAAACCTTTTCTAATATATTAACACATAGTGCCGAAAGATTAGCAACTAATTGTTGTTTAGAATATGTTCCATCCGGCAAGGTAGTACTTTTTAATACTTTACCTTGAGCACTTGTTAACATACCAAGAGTAAAGTTATCACTTAACTTATAACTAGTTGGGAAGTCTGTCATGTTATTAATTTCGGCAAGTTTTTCGGCA